AACAATTATTAATGCATTAAGTTATGCACTTTATGGCGAAGCATTAACAAAAATACGTAGAGAAAATCTTGTAAACAAAACAAATGCCAAAGGCATGTTGGTAACCGTTGAATTCGAAGTTAACGGTAAAACATATCGTATTGAAAGAGGCAGAAAGCCTAACATTCTTAAGTTTTATGTTGAAGATGTTGAAACCGTTGCTGATGATATTGATGAATCACAGGGCGATAGTCGTAAAACACAGGAAGAAATTGAAAAACTATTGAACATGAGTCATACTATGTTTAAGCATTTGGTTGCATTAAACACATACACAGAGCCTTTCTTGGCCATGACTCCAAACAATCAAAGAGAAATTATTGAACAACTGCTAGGTATTACTATACTTTCTGAAAAAGCAGAAAAATTAAAAGAACAACAGAAAAGTGTACGAGACGCTATTGCAGAAGAAGATGCAAAAATAAAAGGTATTGAAAGTGCTAACCAAGCCGTACAAGAAAGTATTAACAATTTAGATATTAAAAGCAAAGCATGGGACGCTAACCAGTCTGAAGAAATTGCTAGATTAAGTAAAGCGATTTCTAGTTTGGTACAAGTTGATATTGAAAAAGAAATTCAAGCACACAAGGATCTAGAAATATGGACCAGTTCTAATAACGAACTAACAAGTTTACAAAAAGAAAAAGCAAGTTTAGAGTCAAGTATTTTACGTGCTGAACGAGAATTTAAAAAATATCAAAAAGATTTAGAGGATATTCAAAGTAAAAAATGTTTTACTTGTGGACAGGATCTACATGATGAAGCACACGCTTCACTAATGGCTGAAAAACAAAACGATGTTAATGAAAGCAAAACATATCTTGACGGAATACAATTACAACTTTCTGATGTTGTTAAAAAGATTGACGATATCGGTGATATTAACGGTAAGCCTAACACATTTTATGAAAATGCGGAAGAAGCATACAATCACAGAAACAATCTAGCAAGTCTAGAAGAACGCAAACGTGAAAAAGACGGTGAGAACAATCCATACACAGAGCAGATTAAAGAACTAAACGAAACTGCAATTAAAGAAGTAAGTTGGAACACAATGAATCAATTTACTGAAATGAAAAACCACATGGATTTCTTGTACAAACTATTAACAAGCAAGGATTCATTTATACGTAAACGTATTATTGATCAAAACTTGGCTGTGTTGAACAAACGTTTGCAGTATTATCTAGATAGAACAGGGTTACCGCATCAAGTTAAGTTTCAGAACGATTTATCGGTAGAAATTACAGAACTAGGACGTGACTTAGACTTTGATAACCTCAGTAGAGGTGAACGAAATAGACTCATTTTAAGTTTAAGTTGGGCATTTCGTGATGTGTGGGAAAACCTTTATCAAAATATCAACCTATTGTTTATTGACGAACTTATTGATAGTGGTATGGATACCGCAGGTGTTGAAAGTTCTATTGCTATTCTTAAAAAGATGGCACGTGAACGTTCAAAAAATATATATCTTATTTCGCACAAAGACGAATTAAGTTCTAGGGTCAACAATATTCTAAAAGTAATCAAGGAAAACGGATTTACTTCGTATGAAACAGACACGGAGTTAAGCAACAATGTCTAAACCAACAACACATGAACTTTTAGTCCAAGCAATTATGGATTACTATAACATGAATGAACGTTGGGAAGCCAAAGGCTTTGATGAAAACGGACGCAAGGTACGTTCAATTCTCAGTGATATTAGACGTCTTTGCACACAAAGACGCTACGAAGTTCAAGACAAACGCAAAAATCTTAAGGCAAAAAAGAAGGCAAATCAGAATCAAGACACTGAAAATTAGGCACAGGTAAGTATCTGCATGGAGTGGACTTATCAGGGCAAAATAGTACAAGAACTTCCGCAAGATTGCGAAGGATTTGTGTACCTGATAACAAACACTACCAACAATCGCAAGTACGTAGGCAAAAAACTAGCAAAATTCAAAAAAACACGCCCACCTCTTAAAGGCAAGAAAAACAAAAGACGTTCAAAAGTGGAATCAGATTGGAAAGACTATTGGGGTTCCAACGATCATTTGAACGAAGATGTACAAAAACTAGGCCCAGAAAACTTCACACGCGAAATTCTTTACATTTGTAACAGCAGAGGCTTGATGAGTTACCTAGAGGCTAGAGAACAATTTGAACGCAGAGTATTAGAGACGGATGAGTATTACAACGGAATTATTAATGTTAGAGTAGGCAGTTCAAAAATTCTCAAAGAAGCACTAGAAACTTTAGGCAAAAAATAACAGCACACAAGGTTGGCGGGCCAGTTTAGTAATACCGCTGAGTAAAAGGTACCCGTGACACGGACACTCGTACACGTTAATCAACCCCCACTGGGAGTTAAGCCATCAAAAGAATTGGGCCTACCGGTTAGCGTAGATTGAATGCTGTCAATCGAAAACACTAGGTTTGAAAAAACTCCTCGCAACGGAACGAAGCGGGAGGTAGCGTAGGAACCCGCGAAGCGGTTCGCGATAGCGAAAAGCGGTTTTTAGCAGATTTTTACGTGATGTCGGTGTAGGTAGGGGATAGGCCGGAGCCCCACAAACAGGTGTATAAACAAAATACCTACTTCCAAGTCTTGGCTGTGACGAACTCACATGATGTTCAAGATTAGATGGAACCCTTTAACAGGTTCCGTCTGACTGAAACAATCTACATGATGCTAAAAAATTACTTCGTAATTTATATTGCTTAAATATATTCAAGAAATAAAAGTGTTTGAGCGATAGCGAAAACACGAATGAACGTAGTTCATTCACTAACCATGCTAAATAAGATTACTATGCATATTAACGAATTATCAATTGAAACAGACGTGCAAGAAGCACCATATGGTATTGCTTCGAAAGCGGCTGATACTCTAAAAGGACTGAACCCATTTAGTAAGGTGGGTCGTGATACCGCTGATAACAAGAGAGCGATCGGCGATTTTATGAATACGATTAACAGAGAATTTAAAACGGACGTTAAGACCAAGGGTGTTACGCCTACCCTTGACATGTTGATCGACTTCTTGGACACTAAATTTCCACCGGCGGGTGCTACCGCACCGCAACAGGCTTCGCCTGCTGTAAAACAACAGCCGGACGCTAAGGCGCAGGACATTAAACAAACATTGGATAAGGCGATACAATCGCAACTACAACAACTATCACCCGCGGAAAAGGACTATTTGGTCAAGGGCCTGCAGGCTGGTAAGGCTAGGGTTCCCGCAAACGCTAAACCGCCCGTTAAGGACGGACCTTTTAATACCAAACAGGGCACGGGAAACAATCAGGGAGTTACAAAAGCGGCATGAAGATAAGTCAATTGGTAATAGAAGCACCAGCAACACAACCTAAAATTCCAGGTGCACCGGTACAAACAGCAAAAGCGACTCAGCAACAGGCAACACAGCCTGCACAGCAACCTGGCCAGGATCCCAAAACACAACAGATTAAAACACAGGTGCAAAAAACTGCACAGCAACCTGCACAACAGCAACAGGTCAATAGAAATGAATATGAGTGGAAGGGTGCTCAGTGGATAAACAAAGCAACGGGCAAGATTGCTTCACGTGATGTTTCTGCTAAATTGGGCAATCCTAAAATTGATGAACTTATTACACAGATTGTAAATGCCAAGCAGACAGAATTGGCGTTGCAGTTTTTACAAAGCGTTGACAAAACAAAACAAGCGGCCAAACAAAATGTTCCGGCTAACGCACAACCTGTTAAACAGGGAATGTTCGAAGCGGATCAGTCACGTGTTGCCGCGATGGCTAAAAAATATCAGGTCAATATTGCACAGGGCATTACAAGCAACGACATAGAAAGAATTGTTAAAGGCGAAGTTACAGACGCCGTTAAGGACGATAGAATCAAGGTAGGACAGGGCAAACCTTCCGCAATGGCACATCTAGGCAAGCAGTTTAGAGCGGGCCAGGATGCGGCTGATGCTCCCATAAAAGG